GACGAAGCGTTAGCGGTGTCCAGGTTAGAAGCTACTTTGGTAGAGCTTTGCATGGATTTAGAGTGTGATGACTATAAGGGATTCCTTACTGGAAAGGGTAACTTCCGCAACGACATCGCAGTCACAGTCCCATACAAAGGAACTCGACCAACAGAAAAACCTGTACACTTGCAAGCCCTAAGAGACCACCTAGTGAAGGATTGGGAGTTTGTAGTCACAGAAGGTATAGAAGCTGACGACGCTGTCGGTATTGCTGCTTACGCTCTCGATGAGCATGAATCAATCATGGTTCACATCGACAAAGACCTTAATCAGTTCCGAGGGCATCATTACAACTATCGAAAGAAAGAGAAGTATTATGTCTCTGAATTCGCTGGTTGGCACAGCTTCTACCTACAAATTCTTACTGGCGACAGAGTCGACAACATTGAAGGTCTAAAAGGTATCGGTCCTGCTAAAGGTGCTAAGATACTCAAGGACTGCACAACTGTTGAAGAGCTGTACGACGCAGTGCTGAAAACATATCAGAAACACTATCATGAAGAAGGTTTGTCACTTAAAGATTCTGTGTCTAAAGCCTGTGATAGAGTATTAGAAAACGGACGATTGCTTTATCTACAAAGAAAAGAAGGAGATGTATGGCAGCCACCCCTAAAATAATTCAGGTGTCATGGATTGATGCTGTTGCTGATGTCGGTTGGGAAAGCAAGACAAAGGCAGAGATTCACCATTGCATCACTGTGGGTTATTTAGTTGATGAAACACTCGATGCACTGTGTTTAGCTTCTACATGGTCTGTTGACCAAACCAACGCAAGAATGCACATTCCTAAAGCATGGATTAAGAACAGAAAGGTACTATCAAGTGAAACCTCAATCAGCCAAAAACAAAGGACGGCAACTGCAAAAATGGGTCGTAAAGCAACTGTTAGAAAGGTATCCACAGTTAACAGAGCTTGACCTTAGAAGCTGTCCTATGGGCTCTCACGGTGAAGATGTCGTGATGTCTCAAGCAGCTAAGGAAGCTATTCCAGCAGTGTTTGAGTGCAAGTCTTTAGCTAAGATAGCAGTGTATAACTACTACGACCAAGCTAAGTCACACGGTGAATACGAACCAATCGTAATTATTAAACAGAACGGCAGAGCACCATTAGCGGTGATTGACGCTGAGATTTTATTTGACATGATGGCAGGAGAGTGAAATGGCTAAAGCATTAGTAGCAAATATAGTAGATTGGAAAGTTATTGGTGACGCTAGTAACTTCACAGTTATTGGATTAACCACTGACGGTAGTGTTGTCTACTGGAAAGACGGCAAGTGGAATCAGCTATGAGACACGCTAAAGACATACAAGAAGAACTAAACACCATTGTTTCGACGCTAGAAGTAGAAGCTCGTTACATGAGAGAACGCAATGAGCGACTTGAATCTGAGAACGAATACTTGAAGAAGCAAGTTGATGTGTTGTTAAAAATCGTAGGGGGAATGAAAGATGGAAGTTAAACTAGATGTTGATAATGATTTCTGTGATGAGATTGTTGCAGCTCGTCTCATCGGTACATCAAAGGCATTGAAGAAAGACATCAAAGAAAAGAATTGGGGACAGGAAGATTTAGAACAGTTCCAGAAAGTCGTTGATGCCCTAGAAGTTGTAGGTCCTTGGTTTGTATTTGATTGGAAGAAGAAAACTAAATGAAAATACTTTTGCTTGATATCGAAACAAGTCCCAATAGTGCTTATTGCTGGGGTCTGTTTAACCAAAACATTAACATTGGTCAGCTAATTGATTCGTCAAAAGTTCTGTGTTACTCCGCTAAATGGTTGGGTGACAAAGAAGTTATGTTTGACTCAATTCATCAATCAAAACCAAAACAAATGCTTAAGGGAATTCATGGATTACTCAATGATGCAGATGCTGTTATCAGCTATAACGGTCGTAAGTTTGACCTTCCTATATTGCACAAGGAATTCCTACTATATAATTTTAATCCGCCACAACCTTATAAACAAATTGATTTACTTAATACTATGCGTCAGCGTTTTAAGTTTGTCAGCAATAAACTGGACTATGTATGTCAGCAGTTAGGTCTCGGTAAAAAGACAGACCATGAGGGTTTTGAGTTGTGGTTGAAGTGTATGAACAACGACAAAGAAGCATGGAAACGCATGGAGAAGTACAACAAGCAAGATGTTGTTTTATTGGAAAGCTTGTACAATCGTGTATTACCTTGGATTAAGAACCATCCAAATATGAACCTACATCAAGACCATGAAGGCTGTCCAACCTGCGGTTCTGAAAAGCTTCAAAAACGAGGAACTGCTGTTAGCGGAACAGGCACTTACCAACGCTATCAATGTCGTTCATGCGGAACTTGGTCGCAAGGTACAAAAGCTGTCAAGCCTTCCGTAACACTTAAAGGAATTTGATAATGAGCGGAGACCATAATATGTATTCATCCCCTGTGGCAATGCCAAATGTGTGTTATAATAGTTCCCCTTCTGAAGAATATCAAAAGTGGCTAAAAGCGAATACTGTCGCTGAGGCTTACAGACAATATACAGAAGGATGTGAAGACCAAGGCGATGTTATGTCTAAGCAAGTAGGTGGTAATCACTACCGCAAAGCCATACAGCCTTGGGACATCATCGAAGAATGGGAATTAAACTTCTGGGCTGGCAATGTCTTGAAGTATCTGTTACGATACCCATATAAGAACGGTGTTGAAGATTTAGAGAAAGCTAAACACTATTTAGAATACCTCATCAAGAAAGAAAAAGATGCTGCTGCTTCACGAGATTAAGGAAAGATTAACTGAGTTAGACGAAATAACTCTTGTTGAACTACTAGACATATCTAGCGAAGATATTGTTGCTGCTTTTTCTGATAGAATAGAAGAAAGGGCAGATTCACTTGAAAAAGAAGTTCGCTAGTGAAGAAGAACGAATTGCTAATAAACAAGCTTATATGCGAGAATATAGAAAGACGCATAAAGTTAAATTAGCTGAAGTTGGTAAACTAAAACAGCAGAAAACAAGAGCAGCAAACAAAACAAGAGCAGTTGAGTATTTAGGAGGTGAATGCAGACATTGTGGTTTAGTTACAGACCACTTATGTGTGTATGATTTTCACCATGTTGATATGAAAGAGAAGGAGGCAGACCCAGGAAGTTTACTACACTATAGTTGGACAAGAATACAAAAGGAGCTGGACAAGTGCATATTACTTTGTGCAAATTGTCACAGAATTGAACACGAAAAGGATAAAAATGATTAACACACCGTTTAGTACCGTTGGGTACATTACTTACAAAAGAACTTATGCTCGTCGTTTGAACGAAGCAGACGCAAATAGCCCTACAGAAGAATTTGAAGATACTGTTAATCGTGTCATCGCTTCTGCTAATAATCAGTTGAACTGTAACTTCACACCTGAGGAACAAGACAGATTACGCTACTACTTGATGAGCTTAAAAGGAACTGTAGCTGGTCGTTTCTTATGGCAGATGGGTACAGGCACTGTAGACAAGTTAGGTTTAGCCAGTCTTCAGAACTGTGCTTTTACCGTTATCAATGAGCCTGTTCGTCCTTTCACATGGGCGATGGATATGTTAATGCTAGGCTCTGGTGTTGGTTATAATATTCAGAAAGTTAATGTTGATAAATTGCCTACTGTTAATGCCGATTTTACTGCTCCGACTCGCCTTGATGTTGCCGATGCTGATTTTATTGTTCCTGATTCTAGGGAGGGATGGGTTGCACTTCTCGGTAAAACGCTTAAAGCAGCTTTTCTAAGCGACAAGAAGCAAACATTCACATTCTCTACAATGAACATCCGTGGTAAAGGTGCTCCTATCAAAGGCTTTGGTGGTACGGCTAGTGGTCCAGAAGACCTATGTTGGGGCATTGCTAAGATTAGCGAAGTATTGGAAAAGAGAGCTGGTCGTAAGCTTCGTCCTATTGACTGTTTAGACATTATGAACATCATCGGTGCTGTTGTTGTTGCTGGTAATGTCCGTCGCTCTGCTCAGATTGCTATTGGCGATGCTGACGATGTTGAATACTTGTTAGCGAAGCGTTGGGACATGGGTAACATTCCATCATGGAGAGCTATGTCTAACAACTCAGTAGTGTGTAATGACATTAAAGACCTACATGAATACTTCTGGGACGGTTACGAAGGTAAAGGCGAGCCGTACGGTCTTATTAACCTTAAACTGAGCCGTAAGATGGGTCGTTTAGGTGAGACACAGTATCCAGACCCTGATGTACAAGGTTATAATCCATGTGCAGAACAGTCACTAGCTGCTTATGAAACTTGTTGTTTAGCCGAAGTATGGCTTCCTAATGTGTCGTCATACGAAGAGTTTGTCGACATATGTCAGTTGTTATACCGCATCAACAAGCACTCTTTAGCTCTACCTTGTCATTTAGATGAGACAGCTGATATTGTGCATAAGAATATGCGTATGGGAATTGGTGTTACAGGTGTGCTACAAGCAAGCGAAGAACAAAAAGCTTGGCTCAGACCTGCGTATACACAACTCCGTGAATTTGACAAGAAGTATAGTGAACAACACGGTTTCCCAACATCAGTAAAGATTACTACTGTTAAGCCTAGCGGTACATTGTCTTTATTACCAGGTGTAACCCCAGGTTGTCATCCTGCTTATGCCCAGTACATGATTCGTCGTATCCGCATCTCAGCAGACCATGCGTTGGTTAATGTATGTCGTGAGCATGGCTACCCTGTAGAATATCAGCAGAACTTTGACGGTTCTGAAGACCATAGCACTGTTGTTGTGTCTTTCCCTTTTGCTTACCCAGAAGGAACTGTTTTAGCTAACGAAATGACAGCTATCTCTCAGTTAGAGACAGTTAAATGGTTACAGGAAGTTTGGAGCGATAACTCTGTATCTTGTACTGTTTACTATCGCAAAGAAGAGTTACCTGAAATTAAGAAGTATTTAGCTAAGAACTACAAGAACAATCATAAGTCTTTATCATTCTTGTTACACAGTGAGCACGGCTTCAAGCAAGCACCTTACGAAGAGATAACAAAAGAAGCTTATGATGAGTTAGTATCTAAGACTAAACTAATCACCAAGATTGATGAAGCATCTTTTGATGGCGGTGATGAGTGTGCTTCAGGAGCTTGTCCTGTTAAATAGTTTCCTTGTGTAGTCTCCTTCCGAGACCTTTATGGCAGCCCTTCGGGGCTGTCTTTTTTATTACTTTCAACACTTTTATGTAAAAAACAGCTGTTACCTGTACATTTTTATGTAATTCCTCTTTTCAAAGGAGGATTTGCATAGATTACTATAAAGTTATTCTAAACAACTATAAAGTTATTATGACTCAAACATCTCTTTTTCATGTGTGCGTCGTTTAACCAGTCCAGGAAGCACTTTACCGCCAGCTTTTGTCCAGACTAGGAACTGCTCTGCGGCAGCCTCAAACTCGCTTCTATTGACCTTCATACGCAATGTAGAGTTCTGTAAGTTACCTAAGCCTACATTGAATGAGAAAGATACCAAGGCATCAAACTGTCCTTGAGTCAACGGCACTTTAATCAGACGCAATACACCCGCCTCAAACCTAGCTAAGTCTGTACGCAGTATATCGTCAATCTCATCGGCACTTAGAACCCTATCCCAACCTGCAGGAATAGGCAGTGTCTTTCTATCAGCCATTGGTACTTTAGCATGATTAGGGTCGATAACATGACCGACCCCAACCGTCCACAAAAGTGCAGGACATTGATAAGGCTTATTACGAACACCTTCATCTTTTTTAATCTGTTCAATACACTTTTGACTTACTTTCATTTCTTAGACCAACCTCTAGAACCGAACCAGTAGCCGATGATAGCACCAAGCATAGCCATCTCATCTTCGCTGAAAATCATGTCTGTGGCTTTAAGGAAGTCGTCCACATTGGTAATCAAAGTACCGTGAGTGAACAGATACCAACCAATACCGATATTGATAATGAACAACTCAGCTACAAACAAGTAAGTAACTACAGGACGAACAGTGGCAACGAATGTTGAAGCCCAAGGAGCAGCTTTCTCAAGCACTTTAGCATCGTGAGCATAAGCAGCCTTCGTCATGTCTGCATCAGTCTGCATCATTACTTGGTCTGTACGAATCTCTTCGACCTTAGCCTGAGCTAAGAAGCCCTTCTCCATCATCTGCAGTTCACGGTCTGTCTGCATCTGAGCTAGTTCTAACTCGTGCTTCTTGTCAGACTTGTCCTGGAAGAATCCTAATAGGCTTGGTAGACCTGATACTAATAATCCGCCTAGTGTTGAAATTAATGAAAACATACTTACTCCTTGTTTGCTAATGGGTTATCTAAAGCTCTTTTAATCTTCATGTCAGTCTCTCGACGCATCTCACGAATGTCTTTGTCAACATCACGAGACAACTGCTTACCGTCTCTTTCAACCTGCTCGACAACCTTCTCAAGTCTGCGAACATCGTTCTTGATGTCGTTCTTGATGTCTCTTGTGTAGTCGTTCACCTTGGCTGTTGACTCTTCCATCAACGCTAGTTTCTTGTCGTATTCAGTAAAGTCTGGACTAACATAGTTCTTGATGGCAGAACGCATAGACATATAGTCATTGTAGAACTCAAAAGTACCCCAGAATGCACCACCAACGACAGGAGCAATCGTAAGAATCATTACCATGAGTTTGTTAGTTAGTTTAAAGCTAAAACCAGCTACGCTAATCTCTTTTTCTATACTGCTCATCTACCATCTCCTCGTGTGTTTTCTGACTTCCCATTATCAGAGCGTAGAAGCTCCTGTTATTATCTTGTATTGGTTTCTTAACCATGTTTCTAAACAGCATATCGACAATCATCAATGGCTGTGTCTGCATCGGTACATCAACCATCACTGGTGCTGTCTGCGTTACTTCATTCTTAACTTCAGCTCTAGTCTGCTTTGCCACAGGTTTAGTTTCCGCCTTCTTTTCCTGCTTTGGTTCTGCTTGGGCATTTTGAGTTGCAGGTTGCGTATTATTCTGTTGAACTGGTGTGCTAACATTGCTTTGTCTCGTTATTACTTCGTTGACAACTGTGTCAGACACGATAGGAGTTTCAACGCTGACTGTGCCTGTTGTACTGACTTGAAGTACTGGTGCTGAAACAACTGGTTTTGATGCTGGCACAACATTAGCAAGTGCATAAGCTTCGTTGTATCCACTACATCCTCTGTCATACAGCGGGTTAAGGCTGCATTGTTGATTAAAATAAGCTTGAGAATACCCTGTACATCTTGTGTCATATAAAGCATTCAATCCACATTGTTGATTAAAGTAAGCTTGTTCGTAACCAGGACACCGATTGTTATATAAACTGTTCTGTGTACACTGCTGGTTAAAGTAAGCAACTTCATACCCTGGACAACTTGAGTCATACAAACTACTTAAACTACACTGCTGTGTCAAATAAGCTGCAGCATATCCTGAACAACTGGTGCTGTACAATGGGTTAGAAGAGCACTGTAGTGTTGTATAAGCCTCTTGATATCCTGCACAGCTAGGACTAGATAGAGGGTCTACTAAGCACATATCGCCAGTAGAATGTGTAATATACGACACATTTTCTGTTCTGCTAAACCCTGCACCGCTATAATACTGTGTATATTGACTGACCGAGCTATCCCCAGTCATACCGATAGTTACTGTTCTACTAGGGTCAATATTAACTTTCTCATAGTGCATTCCGATAAAGCCACTAGGTCTAATCTCAACGCCGAAAGTATTTAAGTTATCTGGTCTACCAAACTCACTGATGTTTTCCCACTTGTACCGCTGATATTGAGCAGTTCCTTCAGTTAAGAACTTACCTGAGTAGTTCAACAAGTCCGTCTGCAATGGCATAATAGCAAAGCTAAACGGATGATTTTGCTGTGTTATGTCATATCCTGAGCAACAGAAGTGATTTGTTGGATTGAGAAACCCAATAACACCGTTGCTGAACATATAAGATTCAGTGAACACACGACCGTAGTAAGGAAAAGCAAACTGTAGTG